ATAAACCATTTTCATCATTATAAACTAAAACCTGACCTGCTACTGGTGCTTGAATATTAACATCATTTAATTGATATAGGTTTTGTTTACCACCTCCACCTTGTCTTTGTGTTCTAGCCAATCTTGAAACTTCATCATAATCATCTAATCCCTTAATTGCTTTCTTATCAAGTCTTTCCTCGTCTTGTAGTAGCTCTAATCCATCTCTGATAGCTTCACCACGAGATGTTATCTCCTCATCTGTTATAACTGCAACTTCTTTGATTATCTCTATAGGTTGCTCCTTTATTATTGTTTCAGTCTTTTCAATTATCTTATCAGGTTGTGGTTTAGGAACTGTTATTTTACTAGCTATTTCTTTTTTATCTTTTTCAGTTAAGATATAATCTTTACCGTCTTTAACTGTAACTAATTTAGCAATCTTATCATAATCTATTTCTTCAGGTTCAGGCGTTAATCTTTTAACAGCTTCTTCTATTTTACTAAGTAAAGCATTGTCATCTGTTTCTGCTGTTATACGATTGATAACTTCCATTATTGCTGGCATTTCAACATCTAGTTTTTCTTCTATCTCAAATATGTACTCTAAAAGAGCTGGTAAACCCTCTTGTCCAAGTTTTAACAGTTTCTCTAGTTTTCTTCTTTGTTGTGGTGTTATGTTTTCCATTATTTTATTCTTTTATTATTTCTACTTGTGCATATACCTCAGTACCCTGCCCTATAGTTACACCCAATCCGTTTGTCGCTCTACCTGATTGAATATAATGTCTAAGTTCAAATACTTTTGTACCTGCAATAGTAAATCTTCCAACTAAATTAGCATCTGTTTGTACTACATTAGTTGCTGCATCACTATATGAACTTGTACCCTCAACACTATACGCTGCATCAGTTACATTATACCATCTTAATTTATGTTTATCACAAATAAATGCAGGAGCTGATGCTCTAATACGATATGTACCAGCTGTTAATGTTATTTGATTAGATGCTAGTGAACACCCTGTGATTGTATTTGTATGTGTAGTGTTTAATGTTCGTGCAGCAGTTGTACCAGCTGTTGATGTACCACCTGCAGTTCCTGATGTTTTTTCATCTCTAAAGATAGCAATTTGTATACCTAATTTTGTATCTAAAGCTGTTTGAGTAGCTGTTGAAATAGGTTTGTTTACATCTGATGTGTTATCAACATTACTAATACCTAAATCAGTTTTTACTTGTGCAACTGTTCTTGATGACCATGCGCTACCTTTTGATTGAATGAAGTTATCAGTTGTGGCAACTAAAGAAGCTATTACTGTAAGGTCTGAATCTAATGGTTGATATGTTGAAGAAGCAGAAGCTGTAGTTAAGTAAGTTGAGGTGTCATAAGAAATAGTACCAGCTGTTGATTTAACAAAACCAGTACCACTAAGTGTAGCTTGTTTAGAGTTTATCTGTGTTTGTATAGCAGAAGTCACACCAGAAAGATAATTCATTTCTGTTAAAGTCGCTATAGAGTTTGTTGAGTTTTTGGTTGCCATTTTATGTTATTGATATATTACCTTTTGATGATATTACAGACCACACGGTATCTGCCACAATACAAACTAATTCAACTGCATCATATTGGTCTGTTGAAGCTAAATACCCTCCTGTTCCAACAGTTGTACAGTTAGTACCAACCACACCTCCACTATTCCAAATAATCTGTTCACCTGCATTTTGTGTAACTTGCCATCCTCCTGAACCTGAACCTGCAACTCTCATTGTACTACCTACAGGAGCTGTAGTTGGTAATCTTACTGTTATAATAGATGTATCGTTAGCTACAAAACCAGTATTTATAATCCCTGATGGTGGACTTGTTGTTCTGTTGTACCAAATAAAAGGTAGTGGTTGTGAATACCAAGATAAGTTACCACCACCATCAGTAATTATTGTTTGAGCTGGTGTCCCATCACCTGTTGGGTAATATAAACCTCCTGCAATTAAACTAGGTGTAGTTAAATTAAAACCATCGTATGTTAATGTTGCATCACCCTCTAAAGTTCCATCCCCTGTCCACACACCTACTTGGTTATTAACAGGTGTACCAACTTTAGTTACATTACCTGAACCACCACCCCCACCCGTTGAAGATATAACAGGATATCCTAGATTTGTATTATCAACAGTTATGTTTGTACCTGCTACTATTTCTTTAATACCCATTACACCTCCAACTCTGCCACGAGGTTCTCTTGCAAGTCTTGATATTTCTTCATAGTCATCAATACCTTTTATAGCTGATTTATCCAATCTATCATCACCATTTAACAACTCTAGTCCATCACGGAACTTATCACCAAATTGTGGTAGTTTAGACTCTAGTGTATTAACAACCTTGTCTTTTATAACCTCCTCATCTGCATCTTTTCCATTTTCAACCTCAATACTTGATATGATTTTATCATAGTCAATCTTTGGTACTGTTATATACTCACTAGCCTTTTTAGCAATAACATCATAATCAATATCTATCATTGATAATACTTTATCTGCTATCTTATCATCATTTATTAAGGCTCTGACAATAGATGCAATTTCTTTATAATCCTTTTCAGTTATTTTGTATTCATCACCTTTATCACCTTTTACTTTAGCTATAAGTCCTTTGATTGTAGGAATGTCTTTATCCATCTTTTCCTCAAGTTCAAACAAGTACTCCAAAAGAGCTGGAAGACCTTGCTCTCCAAGAGCGATAATCTTTTTCAGTTTCTTTTCTTGTTGAGGAGTTATTTGCATTATTTTTTCTTATTTTTAATTGACATAGCACCTGCCCCAATTGCTGTTACACCTGCACCTACTGTTAGGGGATTGATTGCTGTCGCACCCTTTTTAGTATTTGATTTTCTATTTAAAACTTTATTAATTAAGTTCTTTGCTTCTATATATTCAGCGTCTGTTAGTATCTTTTTATCAACTTTATCTTGTAGTTGCTGTATTCTAAAATAATCATCAGTATTTCCAAACTCTAATTTTCCATTAACTTTTACAGGTAAAGTATCAATACTTAATAAATCTTTAGTAATCACATCTCTTTCATTATCACTTATCTTTATGATACCTGCTTGATTACTTTTTTTTTCAATAGGTGATATACTTTTAGGTATGGAAGTATTAGTAGCAGTCATCTTGTCATTTGTAATAATAGAACTGTTTTTTAGTTGATTACCTGCTCTTTCTAATGCCTTTGTTTCTACTTCACTTAAATTAACACCATTGTCTAGTTTCTTTAGTATTGTTTTAACAGCTTCTGGTTTTACTTTTCTAATTAATTCTTTTTCAATAGCACGTCTTGAAGCTGGTGAAATAAACGCTGCCTGTTGTAATGCTTTTACTAATTTTTGACCTGTCAAAGCTCCAATAGTAGCACCTAGTGTTTTTTGTATAATACCACCTTCTATAGCATTTGCACCAAGTAGAGAACCCCCTAGTTGTGCCAATCTTGTTGTTAAGTTACCTGATTTTACTTTATAAGGCTCTAGTGATTGTGTTATTCTTATAGCTTCATAGTTTTTTGTTTGTGCGTCTAATGCTTTTGCTATTTCTTCATCACTTGAACGTATTGATTGTCTTGCTCTGTCTGCAATAAGTTTACTTGCATTTATATCAGCATTTGAAGATATATAATTATAACCATTATCTGCATCTGATTTTATTGCATATAAAACCTTATCAGTTAAATCAGAACCATATCTTGTTCTTATTTCATTAACATATCTATCGACAAAACCTCTCATACTTTCTGCATCAGCTATACCACCTCTTTTAGTTATATCTTCCATTAATCCTGCTTTAAACTCATCAAGGTTTGTAACCCTAGTTGAATCATCAAGTTTGGAAGACACAAATGTACCAAGTTGTTTATTTTCATCTTGTAATCCTTTTATGATATTTCTACCATCAAAACGACCACTATCAGTAACATCTGGTAATAGGTTTCTTTCTGCAATATGTGTTCCATAATCAAAACCATCTATTTTATTTGTAGCTCCCGATATAGCATTTCTTGAACGTGAAAATTCATCTGCATATTCATTTAAGTTCTTTGCCACTCCTGTTTTTATCTTTGCAAGTTTAACTGGATTTTCTGTTGCAATTCTATCAAGCATAGCATTTGGTACAGCTTTTATATTTGGTATTGCTTCAATAGTTTTCGTAACACCTTGTCTAGCTTTATTAGCTACGTTAGCACTTAGTTCCAACGCTCCACCAAATTGTTTTACCCCTGCTTCTGAACCTAATGTACTCATAGCAATATTACCCGTGTCTTGTGCAATTCTTAAAGCCGCTTCTGCACCTAAATTTGGGTACATAGCTTGTAATGTTTTTGCCAAGTCTTGTGAAAATACTTCTACAACAGGATTACTAGCAATTTTATTTACCACTCCTCCTACAGCACTTCCTACAGCTTCACCTACAGGTTTTAAACTTTGAACACCTGGTATAGAACCAAAAACATTACCTATTGCTTTTCCTGCTGTACCAAATGAACCCCCAACAGCACTAAAACCTCTTTCTGTAGGTGTTCTAGTGTTATCATTTATAGTATTAGTAAACTGCTCACTTCCTTGTGAAAAAGTTGTACTTAATTTACTACCTAGTGATGGTTGAGGAAGTTCACCTGATGGTTTTATACTTTTAAACTGATTTACAGTTGTAGTTCCGTATAGTTTTTCAAATTCTTCTTTTGTGTATGTTTTCATATTGTTTATTGTAATATTGAATAAGTACCATCTGAATTTTGTGTTGCATATTGTCCGTCTGGTGTTTTTATAACCCCAACATCTAGTGGATTACCTCCACGATATAGATAGTCAAGTTTCTTAAAGTTATTAATTGTATCAAGTTCTTTCTTAAAGTTAGCCTCACTTGTGTTATAACCTATAACATTCTCATTTTTATCTTTAACAGCCCATGTACCAAGTTTGGTAGCAGCTGCAGCCAATGTTTGTCTTTCACCGTCTGACAATGCTCCAAACGTAGCACCGTTTGCTTTAGCTTCTGTTAATTTATCAAGTGTTGATTGTTGTCTTAATTGTTCAACACCAGCAATAAAGTTTTGTGTTTCTCCTGTAAGTTTTCTTTTTGCATCACCTACTCCTGTCAAAGTCAAAGCTTTAAATGTTTTTCCTAAGAAACCATCAGCCTGTCTTGAGAATATACTTGTTCCTACAGCTGATTTAATACCATTACTTTGTGCAAGGTTAGATATACCTGATACCTCTGTTTGTATTCTTGCTGCTGAAACTGGTGTTAATGTTAATCCTGCTTTTTTAGCTTCTGCTGTAGCTCTACTTTCTGCCATATCTTGATATATCTTACCAATTTGAGCTTGTTTGTATTGTCTATCAAGTGCGTTATTTAATCTTGTTTCTTTACCTATATAACCTGATGAAGCACCTATTGTTGTAACCTCACCCATATCTTTAGCATTTTGTATTCTTGCTATTAATGCAGTGTTAGTACCACCACCATTGTTTGCAATCTCTGTTATCATTTGAGTCTTTGCATTTTGTAATGCTTGTATATCAGCTTTCTGTGTCTTCAAATCATCAACAATAAAGTTAAGTTTTTCAGTTTGCTTTTTATCCAAATAATCCACATTGTCTTTGGCAAATGTTGATAGGTATTGTATTTTTGTATCAAGTGGAGCTGTTAAAAGCTTAGTTTGACGTTCTGCGTTTGATTGTATAGCACTAATGTTTTGATTGGCTGCACTTTGTCTGATAGCAAGGTCAGCTAAACGTCTACCATAGGTATCATTTAAAGTATTGTTTGATATTTGTTTTTGCGCTTCTGTACCATATCCCTGTCTTATTCTCTCTTGTTCACCTCTTAAAGCAATCTGTTCACTAGCAATCTCCGTATTTATACTAGACAAAGCTTTTTGTTGCTCTTGTAGTCCTAGTTGATTTTCTAAATTGACTTGATTAGCTTGTGCATCTGCCTTTTGTCCAAAGATATTCTCTGCCATTTTAGTCAATGCACTTCTTGAATCTTCTGCTTGAGTTCCAACTGCTCCTTTAGCTTGGTCAAAATTCTGTAAAGCCATATCAACGCTTGGTTGTGTACCACCAATAATACCAGCACTTGTTGTGTCAGGTGTAGCTGTTTGAGGAATCTTTATAGCTGCAACTGGTTGCAAAGCTGTTGACGGAATAGCACCTTGTGGTTGTTGTAAAGGTACACTACTTGCAATCGGATTAGGAGATTGTTGTACCTCATAACTAGGTTTAGCCCAATCTGCCATTTTATTATAATCTGTTTGACTTACTTGTGTGGTTGGTTGCATTTTATTTGTTTAATTTATTATCTAGTATTAATTCGTCAATGGTTGCTTCACCAGTTGCTACCATTGCACATTTTAATTCTATTAATGTACTAGGATTACCAATAACCACCTCTTGATAAAACCTATTTATATTATTAATTATACCAATCTTTTTCCACTTCTGCAATCTAGCTTTAGCTGTGCCTGTAACGTTGATAATTGCCTCGTCAAGTGTAACTGTATAGTTAGGTGATGAGAAGGTCGGAGTACCCACTACATGAGCTACACGCCCACTTCCTTTACCTTGTATGATAGTTATTTCATCACCCTCTACTATTCCAACCTGTGTTGTTGTAAATGTAGTTGTTGAAGTCCATGTTATTGTAAAATCAATAGGTTCTGTTCTTCTTGTTCTATATTTCCATACAAAATTAAGTTCATCACTTGGTGTATATAATGTATTTATCCTTTGCCACATATCTTCAAAGTTTGAAGCTCTTATTTGTACTGTTGAAAAGAATCCTGCTTTTTGTTCATCATCATAATAGTTATCAGTGAAAACTCCATACCCTACTGTTGTAGCATCACTATAAAATGATGCACCTGCTAAAAAGTTCCCCTTTTGTGCATTTGTATATGATAGAAAGTCTGGTGTGTTAATTAAAGCACCTACTCCTTTTAATATTATTTGTCCATTATCATATTGTGTACCTCCAATAGTATTATATGACATTGAATACTTATGATATAAACTATTAGTTTCTGGTAAAAACTCCCATATACCTGAATGTATGTTTTCATCTTGTGTAGCAGTTCCATCATTGTTTGTAGCTTTAATTAAAAGAGATAAGTTATTATCAATCAATGTCATACCATTAGGGTGAATAAATCTATCATTACCTGATGAACCTGTAGCGTTGGCGTTGTATAAAGCATTTCGTCTAACTGGTAATCGAGCAACCTCAACAAATTTACCTCCGTTAAACTGTAGTAATATTGCATCACTATTCATTATATAAAACAATCTGTTATCTACATAAGCTGATAAAGCTCCTTGTGCATATACATTGTACTCCGCTCTAGGTGTATTTTTAGTTTCACCATTCCAATCAATAACAAACCCCTCTGTTGCATCTGTTCTTGTTGTTCCAATATATAATCCTACAGAATGAGGTTTAATAAATGTAATAACAGCAAGTGGAGAAATAGTAATATTATATGAAGCTGATGATGTGTCTGATATAGCATAAGATGTATCACATGAAACTATTGTATAAGGTAATCTAGTCCAATAAAGGCGATTATTATAAACAACTACTGGTCTAACAACATTGTTTGTTAATGGAGAAACACCATCTATCTTTTCAAACTGCTCTGATGTGTTCATTCTATAAATTGCACCTTGTGTTGAAATAATAAGTTGCCCATTGAAAACAGTTAAATCAGAGTATCTTGAATCACAATCTGTTGGTGCTGTATAAATTGACCCACCCCCTGCTGTAACTTCTGCGAACGCACCTTGAGGGTTACTAGCTTTGAATAATCTTGTACCCATAACTGCATAATATAATCCGTTGTAAAATGCATAAGCACATGGTGTCCCCATGTTTGTAATCGTATTAGTTGTAATACGTGTTCTTGGTGCAATGGATAGTTTGCCTTTGTTGTATGATAAATCACAGTTAAAAGAGTTATAGAGTGTACCTTGTACATCTCCCACATTTAATTGTTTTATATTGTTTTGAAATAATTTATACATAATATGGTATTTTATATTCTTTACCTCTCCATTTGATAATTATTGTGCCGTCATTTAATGCTGGTACTCCTGTTATAGCCACTGGTACTGCTGCAATGTTTATTGGTGCTTGTTCGTAAACACCACCTGTAACATCTTTCACAACCTCATTACGCATAGTTTCTCGCAAATCCATAGACATATCCTTGTTGTTCAAAGATTGTTTTAACTCGTCTATTTGTCTTTGTAGATTGTCTATTTGTTGTTGCATTATATTTTATTGAAATTCTGTGTTAAGACCTCTATATTGATAACCGTTACCTCCTGCTGAACCTGATGCTGCACCACCAGTGCCTCCTGCTCCACCTGCTACGTTATAAGTCCCTGTATCTGATGTAAGTGTTGTATATAATGCAATTATTGTTCCTCCTCCTCCACCATGCCCTGACCTATCACCTCCTGTAGCATTTGTACCTGCAACACCACTAGCATCTAATGTTCCACTAACAGAATATGCACCATTACATTCTATATATAAAGCACCCCCACCTGCACCTCCTGCACGACCTTGTAATGAAGCTGCTGCATAAGCACTTGACCCACCTGCACCACACTGTAATGGTAACGCTTTTGATACAATACAATTAAAACCACTTAATATACCTTTTCCTTTTGCATTTGTATAATCAGTACCACTATTTTTACCACCTTCAATAAGACCTAATATTCCATAAGTATTTTGACCAGGATTTGGTAATCCGTATATAACAGTACTACTACCTCCACCAGCTCCATCATTTGCAACACTTGCTCCTGAACCACCAACACTATTAATTGGAAATGGTGCACCACCACCAGTCTTATCAGCACCACCATTTCCACCTAACCCTATTAAATCAATAGCTCTCGTTGCTGATGATGTTATAGTTACATTTCCTTGTGATTTAAAAATTACTTGAGTTCCATTAACATGTTTATTTGTAAAAGTTATATATCCAGTTCCTGTAATTGAAATAGATGTGTAATTTTTAACAAATACTTGAGCACCTCCTAAATCAATATTAAAAGCTCCTACTGATTGAGTTAAAGCTCCGTCTGCACCTGTACCTCCAAATTTACCTGTTCCACCTATTGATGCCCATGTAGCATCGCCTCTTAAATATGTAGATGTATTGTTTGGTGCTTTTGGTACAAATCCATGTTTTGTTATAGAAACATCGTTTGTAGTAACATCAGCCAAGTTTAATGCCCCTTCTGTTAATTGACCTCCATCATCTGCATCTAAATGGTCATGTTGTGCATTTACAAAAGAAGCTATAGTTGGTGTTGTAAGTGTTGGACTTGTTAAAGTTTTATTAACAAGTGTTTCTGTCCCATTATCAGTACCCGTTGAAGTCTTGTTTGTTATAGTTGGACTTGTTAAAGTCTTGTTAGTTAAAGTTTGTGTAGCTGTCTTTGATACTGCTTTATCAGAACCTGTAACTTCACCTAGTTTATAATCATGTGATGTTGTAACTGCTGAACCATTAGCACCTACTTTAGCCTCTAGAGCCTCTATAGCATCATTAGCGTTTGAGTGTTGTGTAGCATGTTTTAACAAAGGGTCGGCATTTGCCACCTTGTCTGTTCCTATTGGGTTAGATAATGAATCTAATGATGTTGGAAAGTTTGTTGCCATATATTTATACTGTTTTATTTAAATTAGTCCAATCTGTTGATACTCCTAATCCTTCATAAAAAACTGTGTTACCTGTGTCTAAATCTAATATCTGGTCATAATCTAAATCTTGTTCTTCATAATCCCAACCACCATCATTTATTATTCCAGGCTTCTCTAAATTTTCCCATGTATCAGTCATGACTGTTTTATTTTCACCAGTCCATGTTGTTGTTTCTTTGTTTTCATTAGTCCAAGTTGTCATATTATTTATTATTTTGTGCTAAAACGGATAATTTTGGTCTAACATCTTTTGCTCTATTTGAATAGAAATCTCTGATAGACTGTTCTTCTGACATAAGTAAATCAAATAGGTTTTTAGCTATAGGCATTTGTCTGTCTATAGCATAATTAGCTTTCATGTGTAGTGGTACAAACTTATGAAAGTTAGATGCAAAACCTGGTGCTTTAGTTGTATCAGTTGTAGCAAAGTATGAAGCACCTCTTGAGAAGTATATTTTAAGTCCATTTGTTACAGAATAATTAGGCACAACATCTAAAAAGATAGTTGAACCTCTTTTCTCATATCTTGTTGGTATTCCGTCATTACCAGTATTATTCTCGTAATAAGTATTTTGATTTTCTGTTTGTGATAATGGTTTTATTTCTACCCAAGTATTATCAGGTCTTAATATCAATACTCTCTCTATTTCTAAATGGTCTAGTGCAAATTGATAATCTCTTTGTGTTGTAACTATGTTTGTAACTGCAATAGCAAGGTCTGTGTAGTTGTTATCATCAAATTGCCATTTCTCATCTGCTGTCATTGCAAGGAATACAAATCTATCCAATGCTCTGTTTGCTCTATTGGTAAATTGAGAAAGTCTGTTTGTATCACTAGTTATAGAACCATAACCCTCATCACCGAATAAGGTGATTTCGCATTCTTGAAGAATACCTGATTTTGATGATGATGTATCGTTAAATGGTAATGCCATGATGTTTTTTTATATTATTACGGACTGATTTCAAGGATAGCCCTGAAACCAACCAATAAAGGTTAGTTATTCTTTATGAAGCTGTGGTTATCGCAGACCAAATAGTTGAACCTGTAGTGTTTACGTATAGTCTAGTTGCTGTAGTTGAAGCTCCAGTATCTAGTCTTATAAATAATGAACCTTTGGCTGCACTTAATGTTGGAGCTGCTGTACCTGTATTGATAGATATACTACCAATAACTGCACCTGATTCAAGAATTGTGTTTGATGCTGATGATACTGCCATATTATTTGTTTAATTTTTTTAAAAGTTCCTCCTTTTTAAGTTCATACTTAACAGGATTTTGAACCTTGTAGATTTCTAATAATTTTGCAAAGTCAGAGTTGATTACAACTGGTGTAATTTCCTCCTCTTCGATTGATGTTTTCTTTATTGCCATAATATTGTTTTCCTTATGTGAGGGTTTGGATAATGGACTCGGTGGGGAGAAACATTACCCAAATCCCCACACAAGGGGATTATATTTATGCTGTTAAAGTAATATCAACAACTAGTGCTAGTTTTGAATACCATAGTTTAAATCCTATGTAACCAAATACTAGTAGTTCCATACCAGTTTTACCTGATACTGGCTTCTCTTCATATCTTATATCTCTTGGAGATGCGTAAGTTGCAGACTTTTTAACACCGAATACTCTGTGTCCTAGGTTTGTAACTGTTTTTGTTCCGATTGTTGCATCAGCGAAAGTTCCAGCTCTAGTTACGTAAATATCTACACCACCGTATTTAGTACCGAAACCGTTATTCAATGCTGAATCAGCAAAACTGAAACCGTTTGTCATTTGAGCTTGTTGTATTCCTGATACTTCTGTGTTTTCGATTACAAGGAATAGTCCTTTGTAAACATCGAAGTAACCTGATACCAATGCACTCAAATCTGCTATGATTTTGTTAATGTTCGCAACTGTGTTAAATCCACCTGCTGCTGTTGTATAAGCTCCTGTTGCATCTTCTGTAAGGTTATTGATTACAAAGTAGTCAATTTTATCCTTAACAGCGTACATCATTTCATTCATTCTGTTTGCATACATATCAAATGAAGTAAGAACTTTCTCAAAGTCAAAGATATGTTCTGCGATTTTAACTTCTTGGTCAACTGTCAGTGTATCGTCAGTTGTTGTGTAAGTTGAAACTGCATAAGTTCCAGTAATTCCTGTAACTGCTGCTGTCGGTTGAGAACCGTATGGGTTTTCAATTCTTTTTACGTCAGAGTTGTCTACATCACAGATTGCTTCTGCGATTAAGGCACGTCTTAGTAATTGCTGTAGAGTATTTTTAAAATACTTTTGTCTGTATGTGAAGGTCGATATTGTGTTCATGGGTTTTTTTAATTTTAATTATTTTATAAACCCCACCGAGTTTTTATTTAAGACCCATTCTTGCCTTAAACAACCTTTCTATTCCTTCATCACTGTCATCAAGTTTACCTTTTCTGGCATTGTCGAGGATTGTATCATCAGTTATCTTTGGACTAGCACGTCTAGCATTAGCAGTTGTTGAAACAGATTGGGAAGTTCTAAACTCCTCTTTTTCTGCCAACATACTTTTAACAACTGAACTTTTCAAAGCGTCTGCTACTGGTATTTTCTTGAAGTTGGCATATTCCAGCACATCATCAATATCTTCATCATTAACATTTGCTTTTGCAAGTGCGAATCCGTCTTTAACTGTTAAGGTTGTGTTAGTGCTTGTTTGAGTTGGAGATTTAACTGTCTTTTTACTTTCAGCTATTTCTGCTCTTCTCTTTTGGTCTTCATAAGCCTTTTTATTCTTTTCAGCTTCTGCTTTCCAATCGACTTGGTCGTTCTCGATTTCGTCATCTAAGTCTATTTCGAGTTCTGTATCTGTATCTTGAGTTAAAGTTTCCTCAATACTGTTGTTATCATCTTGCATATTTTTTTAATCTATTTTTTTTAAGCAGGTTAGATACCTTCTTCATTACTTATAATTATACACCTAGTTGAAAATAACGTCAAATTATTTTGAACTATTTGCTTTTGTTTTTAATTTTATATCTTCCTCTGTTAAAGGTTTACTGTTTGCTTTCTGATAAATTGTAGTGATAAGTCCCTCCGTAGTTGCTAGTATTATATTTCTAGCAATAACATTAGTTATATTTTCCTCTTTACTTTTAGTTTTTGAATATTCAACATCTGATATTGTAAGGTTTGTTTTTTCTCCTTTTAATCTTGATACTGAACTTCCAAAGAAATCAAGTATAAGAGGTAGATATTCTATATCTTTCTGTACTTGATACTCTGTTCTTTCTTTTAAGTTAAACTGAAACCAAAAGTCGTTTACTCCATGCAAATCTTCATCACCAGTTACTTTTGGTAATAATAGAGTTTCAATCTTATCTATTATTGCAGTTGGAATTAGTTTAAATAATTCTTTTTCAGCTGGTGTTATGTCTATACCTAGTATTACTTTTCGCAATACCTTAAGCATAGGTTTGTTTTCTTTGAAAGTTGGTGCAAACAAATCATATTCTGCTTGCATAAACTCTGCCTGTTCTTTTTCTGTTTGAAACATATTTTGATTTTATGTCCAAAGTAAACTTCGGACGTTAATTAATAATACCCCACCATATTAAAGCTATGTCATAGCTTGGGGTGCTTGTTGTGGTTGCATAGGTGTAGCTTGAGGTTGAGTAGATAACTCAATAGTTGAAACTTGTCCTGTCATCTCTAATATCTTATTAAATAGCATTTTCATATTAGGGTCTTGAAGTATTGCTGGATTACCTGCAACTGTTTGCATAACAGTAGTCAATGTAGTCATCACAGCTTCTTTGTCTGATTGCTCATTAGTTATTTCAACTTCTATGGCGTCCCAATTAATATCTAATATATCTTTCCAAGTTGTGTCGTCTAGTTCACTTGGTTTAATAAAGCGTTGATTACCCATCATTGATAGTTCACCTTGAAGATTAGCCGATTCTTCTGTTGTCATCTCTGCTTGTTGTTCACGAGTTGTTATTTCACCTTCCAAAGCTCTATCAATAATCATCTGATTAACTTTCTTGTTAGCAGTTCCTGTTATATACCATGTATCAAGTTGTTTAATACCAGCGTCATCTAACATGGCTACTATTTCATCTTTATTATTTAATTGTTTTCTTATGTAAGGTATAATCCACTCTCTAAACATTTCCTCAAGTGCTAATCCTTTATTCTCTGTCATCAATTCAAATAATGAATGTGATTCTTGATTTAGTATTGCAACCTGTCTATATGCAGTTCCTGATGGCATTGTAGCTCCTGATATAGCATCAGGAGTTGATGTTATCTCTTTAGCCTGTGTCTGCCATTGCACCATGAAATTTGTGATTGATGTAAGGTCATGTCCTTGATTATTTACTTGTGTCAAAGGTGAGTTCCCATCATGAATCATGATATCTCCGTTCTCAATAGCAGTTAAAGCATTACGCCCTGCATAATTCTTATCAGCAGTTTGAAATATTACCTTTGAGATAAGTTCCATTTGGTCTTTATAAAGTTTAACTGAATGGTTTGACATCCATTGTGCTTGAAATAAATGCTCAACAGCTCCAATACCCAAAGCTCTTCCATCTTCTTTTATTAAATCAGCTTTGTGATATTGTTGTTTTTTTATCTTACCACTGTATAAAGTAAAGTCCTCTTGGTCACCAACAAATGAAATGATATGTATTTGGTCTACATAAGTATCATCATCTTTTTCATTCTCTGTAAGCATTGATAAAGGAAGATTACCTTGTACCTCATACAATTCTATATAGTCTGCTAGTGTATCAACAGTTTGATTACCTATTGTTTGTCTTGTTTGTACTGATTCCAATAATCCTTTTACAACTTCTTGATTGTATATAGGGTTTGTTCTAAGCTGTGCTGGTGTTAAAAAGAACTTAAATATCTTAACATTGTTTTCAAAATCTATCTGGTCTGTTATTAGCTTATTCCAAGGTGTAACATTAATGTTCAACATTCCATCTTTCTCTACAAACTTTGTTACAGCACTACCATAACGAGCAAGTGTTCTACCCCAATCATTTAAGAATGAACCAAAGTTAACTTCTTTCATCCAGTTTTGTAATATGCAGTTTGCTAGAAATGCTGGTACAACCTCTGCTTGTTTAGTAGCTCGAAATCTTATGTTCTTTCTATCAATATCTGTTGCTCTCATCCAAATATTTGATACAGCAGTTACTATGTTGAAAAAAGGTTTCTCTCTACCTAAAGCGTCTGTTGAACCTGATATATGTTTAGAGTTTAAATAAGCTTCTATTGTTGAAATAGTTTCATATTGAGAAAAATCCACATATTGTGATATGTTTGCTACTCCATTGATATATGAGTTTTCTCTTTCTTTAACGAGTTGTGTTATTGATTGCATTTAAAATTCGTCCCACCGAATTTTTATTAATTATATAAAACTGTTATGTTAGCAGTACCTCCTACTGTTACAAATAGTCCTGTACTAAATACAACCCCTGAACCAAAGTTAATAACTTGAGAACCTGCTGCAGGGAAAGTAAAAGTACCCATTATATCATTTACAGCTGTTGTTCCATTTGAGAACTTAACTGTTCCTGATGTATGAGAGTTTACAATCACACCTCTTACTGACCCACTTCCTGTCTTTACCAACCCTGATGATGTTGTATTCAAGAAACGAACTGCTGATGTAAGCACGTTACCTGATTCATCCTGTTGAAATACATTTGTTGCTATGTTTGCCATATTATTTATTTAAATTAATTATTATAACTTAATTATATCTTATTACTTTTATTTTGTCGAATTTAAGTTTTGTCTATGAGTATTTTTATTAAATTGTTCTGATAGTCTTGATTCTGTGATATCGCTTCTTGGTTTGATTGCGTTGAAACCGTACCTAATTGAATCAATCAAATGGTCATAACCTTGCTCTGGTATATTTGTAATCCTATTCTCCTTGTCCCTTTTCCAAATGTAGTTATGATATTCCATTGTTAAGTTCTGTGAACGCTTTGTAACTGATATCTTTTGATTTTGAACATACTGTATACCTTGTAAGACTGAACCTGCACCCTTTTCAGTTGGTAATATGTTTACACCATATACACGTATCTCATCAATACTCTTAGGCTCTGCACTATCAGCCATAACAAGTGCTTGAGGTAAGTTTAATAATATCTTTGCAATACGTTCATTAGTCAATCCTTTTGAATATGTAATCTCATCAAGTATAAAACCCCCATTGTATTTGTAAATAGCTGTAATAGCAGTTGGGTCATTAGTATATCCAAAGTCTAGTCCATAACATTCAAGTCTTGCTTCATGTGGTAAGTCATCAATGAAATTCCAATCTTTAAATATTTTAAGCTCATGTGATTGTGGTTCACCTAACCATTTATGTTTATACAGTGATGGTCTGTTCTGTCTATCATCTTCCATTTCAAGTCTTATAACCTCTGGCATGTAACCATATTTCAATGCAATGTCATAGTTCAAATTAAGTAACAATGTATTAGGTCTACCTTCAATAACTAAACGTCTGTGTACTGGGTCGGTTTCAGTCAATCTGTTGTATGTGTAAATAAGTTTTGACCCTTCCTTTCTAACTGTAGGTGTTAAAATTTCAATAGACTTCTCTGAAATAGTTTGTGCCTCCTCAATCCATGCAATATCAATACCCTCAATAGATTTTATTGATTGTTCATTGTGATGTAATCCTTTGAATAGAAAGTCTGAACCTGTAATTTTGTTTACAATGGATTTGTCAGTAACCTCAAAGTCAGTCAAGCCATATTCATTTATCAAATCAGATAATAGTTGGTGTGATGATTCTGATATAGAGTTTTGAAACTCACGAAAACAACCAATACGTTTTTGCCCCATACGTGCTTGTATTAAAAGATAACGTGCAACTGTATGAGATTTTAATGAGAAACGACCTCCCCATATCGCAGCCTCACGCCAGTTGTCATCAAACAATGGTTTGTATTCTATAGGTATATTTACAACAACAGTGTTATTTTCTTTCATCAAATTTTACTAATAGAGTTGAGCTTTGTAATTTTTCTCCGTCTGATACTACATCAAGTTTATCTCCATATTTCTTTGGTATCATTTTAGACATAGACCATTTCATATTATCAGATTTCATTTTGTATGCAGTCATGACAGCCTGAACATTAAAGTCAGATGTTTTTGCATATTGTATAGCTTCTTCATTGATTTCATTCAAATCTTCATACTGTGCTTCTGCTCTATCCTTACAAGCTTTCTCGTATTGTTTGGTAAAGTCTTCATATAAAGGAAACCAATCATAAATAGTTGATATATCTGGCATATCATCTGCACGACAAACAGCTCTAAGTGATTTACCTAAAGCTATTTCCTTACATATTTTACTCGCTAACTCGGGAGTATATTTTGTTGGTCTACCTATCCTTTCCATATAGGTTTATATTCTTTTATTTTATTAATAATATTTTGTTTTAACTTATTTAAAACATCTTCTTCTTTATCTGTTGATATTATATCACAAACTATCTCAATCATATCAGTACCTTCCTTTGTATCTTTTGTTATCTCATTACCTTGCTCATCAATATATGCTTTAGCTATATACTTATAACCTCTAAATCCTTTTTTCTTCTCTTTGTTATATATTATCATATTTTTATAGCTATTATGGTAAGTAATATTAATCCATATAATCCAAATATTAATTTTGTGTACTGTACAATCGTTTCTTTACGACTCATCTCAAACGTATTCTTCAAATCTTTTTTTAATGTCTTGGATTTCTTCATCTGTAAAATTAAATATTTTTTTTAATAATTTCCATACCATAATATTATTATACCATTTGATTTGGATATTTCCAACCTTTATCCTTTGCTAACTGTTTTCTCTGTTCAATGGTCATTCCTCCAAAGTCATAATCCTTTTTATATACTGACCAGTACATATCCTCCCAATGTAATATTAAGTTATCCATATTGATATTCTGTACTGCTGATTTATAGCCCTTTCTAGCACTTGGTATGAGTAGTGATAATCTTAATAACAATACAACCGCTTTTACTTTCTTAACCCATGAACATGTACCATTCATTTGCCTTTTATCCATTATATTAACCAATCGTGATAATTCTTTAGGTTTTAATAGTTTCTTCTTAGTTGTCATTGAAAATAAGTCTTTTAACCTTTGCTTATAAGCGTCATCATTATCAATTATCCTACAAAATATCTCTGACACCTTATCTGCTTTATCCTCTGGTATCAAGTGTCTTAGAAACTCAAATATCATGTATTGTAGCTCTCTTGCAAACTTTGATATGTGTTTATCCTTTAACATTATAGGCGACATTATTCTATGTCCTAACCATGTAAAAGGTTGTATTAGGTGATTTCTAAAGAATATAAGAGTTAAAACAGTAGGTATTATGAATAATGGTTTTGTTAATAACTTTACTCCTTCAATGAATACTGATTTAGCTTGATTAGTAGACCATAGCATATCATTAGTAACATATCCCTCAAATGGAAACTCTGCACCTTTTATATACATTTTAAAATCATCTCTAAAATCTAAAGACTCTATCTGATAATGCTCCCCACCTTCATTTTGTATCTGTTGTCCTCCTGTCTGATATAAAAAACACTCAACTGGTATTTTTATATCTTCTGGTCTAACTACTTTTTCTGCCATTATGCTTTTCTTAACATTTTTAATGATTCACCTGGGAAAGTAAGTGTTTGTGCAAAGTCTAAATCTTCAAGTCCTGATTCATCTATAACTGATGGATTGGCTATTGTGTAGTAGTCAAATGGTGCTATTCCTGTACCATAAACAATACATTTTCTATCTTTCCAAACATTATCACCTGATATAGATGCTCCTGTTATTAACACTTTATCACCTTTTTGAAACTTACACTCACTCCAATGTCTATTTTTTCCAAATTTTTCACCCCTACTAACAAGTTCACTGGCGTATGAGTTATCATGTTCTCTTTTTATAGAACCATATTTAGCTTCATACTCCTCAACTGTCATAGGTGTATTTAAATCTTCTGGTAATATTTCCATATTATTTAATACAACTTAATGATTCAGATACAGCTAGTCCATTTCTTTTTATAACCTGTCCATAACAAGTTATAGCACCATCTTTAAACTTATATGTTGTTAATTGATTTTGTGATTGGAAGGTTCCAAATATCTCTGTAGTTTCTACTCTTAAGTCTAATGCCGCTGCTATAGCTACTGTTGATATTAACAACCCACCGATTATTATTATTGTTTTCATGTGTTTATTATACCATAAAAAGAATGTATTTTGCAACTATATTAGGGATTTATAGTAGTCTATCTTCTTAAGATAATCTTCTTCTGTCCATTTTTTAAAGTCTTTGTTTTTTCTTTGGTATAGCTCTTTAGATTTTTCTCCTAGTCTTAAACTGTATTCGTATTGGTTACCTCCAAGATTTATATTGCAGTGATAGCATTGTGCATGTACATTCTCCTCGTCAAAGTATAAGTCTATTCCACCTATTGCTTTTGAAATAAAGTGTCCAGCGTGTATTCCTGAACCTTCTCCTATTCTTCCACAAGTAAAGCATGTAAAGTTATCACGTTGTCTTATGTAGAGAGAGAACAAAGTCCATAGTTTTCTCTTTAGTAAGCCTACAGGGGTTTTAGTAACCTTCTTTATCTTAGTCTTTTTCTTTAGAGGACTTCTTTTTAAAGTTTTAGTTCCTCGCTTTATTTGTGTGCGTTTCATTTTCTTTTAATATTTAAGTCAGTTAAATTACCATACCACTTACACTTGTGCTTTATTTCAAACTTTTCAATGAACTTCCAGTATTCATTTAAGAATATTTCTTTAAGTTCTATTTCTTTTTGTGTCATATAATTATTATATAATCTTTTTTAAATAAGTGAAAGTTTCTGTGTCATAGGTATGTTCCCTATGAAATTCATGATGGTGTTTTGAACATAAGTATCTTACTTTTAAAGGAAAATTATAGTCATCATGGTGAGCATGTGTTTTTAAAGTTCCACAATTCTCGCATGGCAAATTTTTTACATTACCCTTTTTTATTTCTACAGAATATAAATAACGGGCTTTTGTTTTTTCAGGAAAAGTAAACCTATAGTTTTTTTGTTGTTTTTTTACAGACTCTTTATTGTCATGTAAATATCTGTTAATTTTTAACTTATGTTTTTCTCTATTTCTCCAATACTTATTACGAGATAATATTCTATATTTTTCTGGATTATTTAAACGTTTTAATCTATCTCTTTCGTTATTTTTTTTCCTTTTTTCAACATAGTAAAGCTCATCTCGTATTTTTTTTATTTTTTTTGGTTTCAAAGATTGTAAATATTTTCTTTTTTCTTCAAGTTTATCTTTGTTTTTTATTCTATATTGTCTAATATACTGTTTTCTATATTCCTTTAATCTTATAGCTCTTTCATATATGTCTTTTATTTTTTCAGGTTTAAGTTTATATACACCTAAAGACTTTGTGTATTGCTCTGGGTATCTTTCTATAAACAGTTTTAATCTATCTTCTTTTGTTAATTCTTGCATTTTATTATGCGTCTTCTCCATACACCACTTACGATGAATGTATAGAGAAAATGCCGTAAGTTAATCCTAAATCTAATATTTGTCTAGGACTATTTTCAGTATAGCACACTTGCTTATTTAAAACAAATATGCTATGATTATATTAGAACTTTAAATAACTTGCATTAGTGGTGATTTATAAATTATAATAAAGACATCGGATAAGTACAAACATATTCGATTGAAATATTACCACCACTGATTATTAAGAGCCTTGCTCAGAGCAAAGAAAGAGGGGAAACCCATAGATGCCAGTGGTCATCTGTTTGTAACTTTCTTTCTCTGAACTGGGCTTTTAATTTATAAAAATATATATGGCAACAAAAAGAATGGTTAGCTTGAAGATAATTGATAGTGATGCTTTTATGGATATGAGCCAAACAGCACAACTATTATACTTTCACTTAGCTATGAGAACAGACGATGATGGATTTATTGGTAATCCTAAGAAGATAATGAGAATGATAGGTAGTAGTGATGATGATTTAAAGATACTTTTAACAAAAAACTTTATTATTGGATTTCAAAGTGGGGTAATAGTAATAAAACACCATAGAATGAATAATAATTGGGATAGTCACAACTGTAAAAGAACTCAGTATTTAGATGAGTTTTCAGGGTTATTTATTAAAGAAAATGGTGCTTATACCCTTGATAATAAACAAGGTTTACCTGTTCAGACTGAAATCAGACTGAAATCAGACGGAAACCAGTCTTTAGAAGAGAATAGAATAGAAGAGAAGAAAACATATAAAAAAGACATTACAACTAAAGTTGTGGGGGAGTCTTCTGAAGAGTTTAACTATGCAGATTACCTAAACACAATGAAAGAGGATAGTAACAAAGCAATCCAACTTATTAGGGTTTTCTTCATGGAAAAGAAACTCAAGTTCAAGACCAAGAAAGAAGTCCAGTTTGCTATTACCAGAAATATTAAAGAAGCTAACACACTTATGAAGACCTTTGAGATAGATGATGTGATTGAAGCGATTGAGTTTGTTAAAGATAAATACCCAGATATTTGGACTTTAGAAACATTATCAAAATATCTAATCAACCACAGAATAACAAAATAATGGAAACAATATTCACAGACCTAGATGTATTTGAAATAAATATTAAATCTTGGCTACTAACAAACGATTTTACTAAGTGGAATAATGTTTATAAGTTTGCTCATGAGAGAAACCTTGAGTTTGGATTACCTGAAAAACTTGTAAACGATACTTGTGTAGGTCTTATTAAGAAATTAGAAGATGAAAGTTTAAAGGCTATCATCGAGAAAGAAAACATCATGCACCCTATTGAGTTGGTTTCTTTGTATGAAAGTTCAGAAGAACACATCAAAGGATTAAACGATGAGAAGTATGCAACAGGGGTTGAAGAACTAGACAATGCTTTAGAGGGAGGTTTACAAGCCGAGAACCTAGCAGTTATATCAGGTTACACAGGTGAGGGTAAATCTTTGTTTGCTATGAAGATAACATCTCACATGATTAAAAATAATATACCTTGCCTATGGTTTCAGTTTGAGTTACCACCATCAGAGTTTTATAGAAAGTATCAGGCTCTAGGAATTACTAGCACTATGCCAATATACGTTCCTAAAGTTTATGCCACAGCTACAATGGACTGGGTAGAAGCTCACATAATTAAATCAAGAGAGAAAGGTGTTAAGGTTGTAGTGTTTGACTTACTAGACTTCTTACAAAGTGGTAAGAGAAGAATACAAGATAAAAACCAAGAAGATGCAGAGATAGTTACACGCTTGAAAATGATTGCTAATAAATATAAAGTTGCAGTTATCTTAATGGCACACGCAAGAAAGCCAAGTGGTTATGAAAGAGAACCAACAATCTATGACATCAGAGGAACTGGTGCTATTACAGGAATTGCTAACTGGGTATTAACAGTTTACAGAATTAAATATGAAACTAAAGGTGAGTATGTAAAAGAAAGTAACACACCTTACTCATTGTTTAGTCTTCAAAAAAACAGAATCAACGGAAAAGAGTTTAACATGTATGGAAAATATGAGGATTGGGAGCTTGAAATGGTTGAACCTAGTGAAGCTATGGATGAAAGAAAAGCAGGAGGTCCAAGTGCTTATGCAGAGATAATGAAAAAAGACAAATTAAGGAAAGAGTTCAAATAGTCTTATTTTATAAGGCTAGAATAATCCACAATTTATCATTTGTAAATAGTTGACTTTTAATTATGGTTAAAGTAATATTAAGACATAGCCAGATAAACCATATCAATAACATTATAGGGCTATGAAATAAAACAATGCCAAAAACATTAACATATAAAAAAGATAATAAGACTTACAATCTAAAAATCACATCAGTTACAACATTAAACAACTGGGCTAACTATCTACAATCATTATCAATTAATTATTCTATAAAATAAATATATGATAAAAATATCAATCGAACCTAAAACAATATCAGACCATAGAACTTATGTGGCTATAGCAACAGTAAATCTATTTGATAAATACTTCGCTACAGGTAATACCCACACGCAGGCACTTAACAACATAATTAAATTAATTAAATAATATGAAAACATCACAAATCAACTTCGTTAAAAGCGAATTAAAAAAGAATGGATATATCAGTCGTAACCATTGTTTGAGAAATCACCTAACAAGACTGGGTGCAATTATAAACACCTTAATAGCAGATGGTTATGTATTTCACAACTTCTCAAAGAAACCAAATGGTAATTACTGGGGAAGAATAGAGAATGTAGGCTATGGTAAAAATGACTTTGTTTACACATTAAGAAATAAAAAAATAAAATAATGACAACAACAAAAACAACATTAAGACTTATTGAAAAGATAGCTAAGATAAAACAAGAGATAGGTGTTATGTCTAAAGACCTGACAAACCCATTCTTCAAGTCTAAGTATCTTGATATAAACCAATTACTTGAAAACATTAAACCTCTTGAGGAAAAATATAGAGTATCTATTACTCAACCTCTAACCCATGTAGGTGAGAAACCTGCTATAGCACTTGTGATTGATGACCTAGATTCAGACCCTAACTTTGAAAAAGAAAAAGATATGCAAATCAGAGAAGTTACTATACTACCTGAAAATACAGACCCTCAAAAAATGGGTTCAATAATTACTTATTTCAGAAGATATACTTTAGTGTCATACTTTGAAATACAAGCCGAAGATGACGATGGAAATCATGGAGCTAGTAAAGGGGTCATATCATCACCTAAAGTTGCTACTACAGGGCAAATAAAGCCAAATAACAGCATGTTAAATGCTAAACAGAAAGCACAAAAGGCAATAGAAGATACAAAGACATTAGAGGAACTTGAAAAGGTAGCACAACAAATAAAAAACTCACACATACTTTCTTCAAAAGAAGTTGAAAGTCTAATGAGTGAAGTTGATAATAAGGCTATGGACTTTGAATAACCAACTTATTGGTTGGGAGCAGTAGATTTTTCACTCGATATGGTTTAGGTCTACTGCTTTCAGGCAATAATGATTGGGGATTGGTGGGGGAAAGTTACGAAGCTTGTATAGAATCAACAGAGCCTCAATGAGAAGCATCCCATTGAACAGCTAGTTGAGCTTCCCCACCAGTTTCTAAAACTGAATTATAAATTAATTTAAAACAAAAATATGAATAAAGAACCATTAGTTTTCGCAGACGGAATGAATATATACCCACCTAACGAAAAGACAAAGTCTTTCTTATTTGCTAATGCAAGTTTCAATGTAAAAAAGTTTAAAGACTTCCTTGACCAAAATGTAGACGAGAAAGGATATGTAAAGGTAAAGTTTCCAATATCTTCAAAGACAAATATGCCTTATGCAGTATTAGATACTTTCAAACCACAACCAAAGCCAGAAGTTCATGAAGAATATAATGCCGATGAAATCGGATTCTAAATATATGCAAATAATACAAATATTAATTAATCATAAAAAAGAACTGATAGGATTAGGTAATGATGGTAGAGTTTATCTAAGTGATGAAGAAACTGGTTTTTGGATATTATTAAAAGATAAATCTT